CTAATTACTACTGGTCGCCATCGCTCGGATTGAGCGTAAATCATCCAGGTTGCTCAACCTCTCTTTCATCTCCCGCTGACGTTGATAAATCTCGTCGTTGCGATCGACCTGCGCCTGCGCCATTGCTGCTGCCAGTTCTTCCAGTTCCGGCATCGACAGTTTCACCTGTTGATTATCGGCGTCACCCCACGCCATAACGTCCCGCGCCGTGTCAGATTTCGCAGCCATTACCACAGGATAAAGACGGGCCATTGAGTCGGGGCCAGCATTCCAGGTACGACCGTTCCATTCGAACGTGAACGGCAGTGCTTCCTGTTTTGTTCGCCACGCCTCGATTTCCCGCTTTTTGGCATCTTTTGCCGCTGCGATAAGTTCAGGTGTGACTGTAAACGGGGCGATTTCACCCCATTTGCCGCTCTGTAACTCTTCCCAGATGCGCTGGCCTGTCGGCGCAGTATCATCCTGCATGGCGGTATACGGGACGAATTCCGTTTCACCTTCAAATAACACCTCGCAGTCAACCGCGCCATTTTCAAGATAATGCGCGTTTCTGATGCCTTTTACTGCTCTGATTTTCATGTTTTATTTCCTCGTTACTCGATGCGCACAAACAGGCAAATACGGGCTTCATTACCGTAAGAATCTCTTGCACCGGATAACGCCATATAACGCCCAGGAAATGTGTACCCGGTAGCCCCAACCTGTGGCGTTGAGCCGTACGACCCTATCCCCGTAGGTGCTGCGCACTTAATATTTACGGCCCCCAGACGCGAACCCGTCACCACATCACCAAGACCAATTTTGATTTCTTTATCCCCGGAAGTTGTTCCGCGATAAACGGCAAGCACCGGAACGCCAATACCCGGGTACTGAAAATAAGTTCCCGCCCCTGCCGTGGACGACAGATACTCGCTTAACATCTTTGGCGTCAGAGACAGATTTCTGACTGATGTCAGCCCCCATGTCACCACCCCGTCAACATATGCAGAGCTGTACTGTGCGTAAAAAACAGCCTGTTCAGAATTTGATTGATATCTGCTGTAAAAAAACAATCCCTTGTTGGTTTCTGCCGGATTACTGCTACTGCCCCCGGTCGGAAAAAGCACCACGTCAACAATCCCCATAAAAGAATCGCTGTCCGGAAATAAATTTGAATTGTACGAATAAACCAAATAACGCCCGTCAGTGGCGCTCGTTACCCACTCCAGGAATTTTTCATCGGAATTAAAATCAAGACGTTCGGACTGGCTGAACGCATAACCAAAACCAAAGGCACCAGGCAGTGCCAGCCTGCCCGGCGTGCGGTCGCGGATATCGCTCTGGGGTTCCATTGTCGCAGCCGCTTTCAGCTCAAGCTCCGTGCGCATGGCTTCTGTTGTGTCCAGTGCCAGTAATGCGCGGGCTTTTTCTGACAACTCTGCCAGTAAAATCCGGCCCCCTGCACTGAAATAAGGCAGCGTGTTTTCTTCCGGTGTTATCTGGCTGACAGCCGTTAACACGTCATTAAGCGGCTGTTTACCTGCCAGTGCATTAGTGACCGTTGTCGCAAAGTTCGGGTCATTACCCAGCGCCGCTGCCAGCTCGTTCAGCGTGTCGAGGGCTTCCGGTGACGAGCCAACCAGCGCAGCGAGCAGTTTGCGGACAAAAGCAGCATTCGCTGTTTCCAGACCGGCAGCATCATCCGGTGGTGTTGGTGTGGTTGGCGTACCTGTGAACGCCGGGCTGTCCAGTGGCGCTTTTGTTTTCGTCTCGTCCATGACGGTTTTGACGGCTTTTGCCGTGGCTGCCAGCTCTTCGCTGGCGTTGTCAGTGTCACTACAGAGCTGTACCAGGCCTTTTTCTGTCGTGGTGGCATTGGTTCCCTTCAGGTCATCAACTATCCGTTGCGCCTCGTCCCTGTGCTGTTTCGCTTCCTGCGCATTGCCTGCGCTCGCATCCTGGCTGACCTTCGCCTGCCGGGCATATTCGGCAGCGTTATTTTCATGGCCCAGCGCAACATTTGCCGCATTTTCTGCACTGGTCGCAGCCGAAGACGCAGCTTCCTTATACTGGCTGGCGCGTTCGGCTGCATCAACCGATTCATCCCGCGCCACCCCTGATGTCTGTGCACTGTTTTCTGCCTCATTCGCAAAACGTTCCGCATCATCACGGGCTGTTGTGGTGGCTTCTGCGTCCTGTGCGGTTTGCTGTGCGATTTCTGCTGCACTATCCGCGTGGCTTTTTGCATCCTGCTCGCTCAGGGCGGCGTTATCTGCATTGTTTTTTGATTCCTCTGCGCTGGATGCAGAATCATCTGCTGCCTGTTTAGCCTGCTTTACTGCATCTGTAACACTCTGCACCCCCTCCTGTACCTGCCCGGCGTTCAGCTCAACTTCTGAGGCCAGCTGTTCAACGCGCTGTTTGCTGGCTGCTACAGTTTCTGCATTCTGCTGAACATTATCTGCCAGCGTCTGGCAGTCGCTCTTAATTTGTTGCACATCAGCGACATGTTGCCCGGCCTGTCGTTCGCTTTCCGCTGCCGCTTCCGCGCTCTGCTGCGCCTGCGCCACCATTTCCTCGAAGCGTTTCACCACGTCGGGTTTGAGGTCGCCTTCATCGGGGGCGGTCAGAAAATCATTCAGTGTGCCGGGCTTTGAGTCATCGTATACAGCGATATCACCCACGCAGCACTTGGGGCCGTTCTTTTGCTTGATGTGTACGGTGTATTTGCCTTTTTGCGCTTCAAATGCATACTGTCCCGCCGCATCGGTTTCAATAATCGCGAATGATTCAGTGACCACCTCACTGGTATTAACCAGTGCATCTAAATAAATTTTGCATTCCGCCATCGGAACGCCAGCGCCATTAATAAGCGCGCCTGAGATTAATACAGACATAAAACCTCTGAATGATAAAAAGCCGCCTGCGGGCGGCTGTCTGATTTATTCAAAGTCTGACCAGTCAATATCTGGCGCGTTTTCCGGTTGAATGCGATTTAACTTTATTCGTAATTTCCTGAGGGCTGTCAGCTGTTCCTGTTCTTCTGGCGTCGCTTCACCAAAATCAACGGCATCCTGTAAAACGGCGATTTGCTCTCCCATCTGTTTAAGCAGACCCGCTTTCTTCTCTGCCGCCTGATTTATCAGCGCATTACGCCTGGCTTCTTCATCTGTCACCCACTGACTGCCATTCCAGCGTTGGTATTCGCCATCAGGAGAAACAGAAGTCACATTTTCAGGAAGGCTTCCCAGTTCAGACACTGTTACAGCTACTCCGGTTTCTGTTGAATAAACCGTTTTCCCTCGGTGGTCTTCCATCAGATGCCATTTCATTTCATCAGCATTAAACACGGCAGCAAAACCCGCCGGAATATCAGGAGGCGCAATATCTGTTGAATTAGCTGGCAGACCTGTATGAGGTGGAATATATGCGTCGCTTTCGCCAATAAATTCATTTGTGCCATCGAGATAATTAAATACACGAATGGTTTGTGCTTCTGCACTCATTTTGAAAGTCATTATGCCAGCCTCACAATATAGTTATATGCAATGTTTTTTACGGTGTTTTCCGCATTACCAGTAGCGTTAACCGTGATGGTATGTCCGTGCGCACCCAATGCCACAGTGTGTGCATGGGCACCAATACCTACGGTGTGGTTATGTGCCCCAATGTCGACTGTATGTGCATGATTGCCTGATGCACTTGTAGTCGTAGCACCTTTATCACTTCGGGGAACACCATAATCTGCACCGCCTGATTGCACGCTCACAGCAAAGCCAACGGTATGTGTATGATTTCCCGTATTGTTCGTTGATTTTGTGCCGTGGTTAAACGTGCTGACTGTCTTCGTGCCGTAATCAAATGAGCTGGTCGTTTTAGTACCGAGGTCAGTATTTGATGCGCTGGCACTGTGGGTGTGCGACTTGATGCCATCCTGTTCCTGAGACAATACGGCACGCCCACTGGCAGGCTTACCCTTAATTGTCCAGCCGCGCATATCAGGAATAACCCCGGACGGATAGGCAGCCGCAAGTTTAGGGTAAGAGCCTTTATCAAAACTTTGCCCCTGCATTAAGGCATAACCGGATGGCACAGAATCAGATGGCCACGGGATTGGTGTCCCGACCGGTAAAGCAGTGCTCTGTAACTCTGTAATTTTTTCTGCTAACGCCTTTATTGCCTTTGGCGTGGCTGCCAGCTCTTCTGAGTCACTGTCTGTTGCGCTACTGAGCTGAACGATGCCTTTCTTCGTTAATGATGCGTCAGGAACTTTTTTCCCGACATATAAAGCCAGCGCCTCAACCAGTTGATTCTGTTTTTTCGGGTCCGGGTTTACACCGGCCTCTTTAAGGACGTTAATCACCTCCTGCTGCAAATCGCGCGTTGCTGCCTGATGATTATTCATATATTCAGCGTAAACGATGGTTCCCTCAATTCCCTGAGTCGGGTCACCATCATGAAACAATTGATCCGGCGTATTCACCGGAGGCATTAAATTCTGCATTACTGCTTATCCTCATACGTGAAATAACAGTCTGTAAAAGCCGGTTTAAGGTCTTTAAATGTGTTTTCTAAAATGGATTCACCAAAGGCCGTCAGCGGCTCGCCGGTTGCCGATGCCCCCGTTCTGAAACGGTAGACCGGCGTTTTTGTTCCGATAACATTGACCTGCCATGCCCAGCGGATTTCCGGTATCAGCAGACGGTCGCCGCAGCGGTTTATCCCCACCCGGAATGGTCGCGGCTCCGTAATGGTGATGGTATAGCCCAGGCTGGCGGCAAGGCTCTTAAAGTAAGGGATTGACAGCCCGCCTGTGGCTGCCATTTTTACCAGGATATTCTGCCGCCGCTCCTGTTGTGTGGCACCTTCACGGGGGACAACACCGTACACGCGCTCCCAGTCGGACAGCGTCATCGATGCCTGCAACGGGGTGATTTGTGCCAGAACGCTCGCCGCTGATGCCTTCACGGCCTCCATGACGTCAGCCTCGGCTGCCAGCTCTGCAGAAATATAATTCCCGTTCGGGTCATAACTGACAGGCGGCAGCATGGCGCGAAATAAATCGACCATATTCATGAATCACCCCTCACGCGGAAAAGACTGAATATCAATATTTCCCGGGCGCAGCCATTCCCACGTTGACGCGTTAATAATGGCTTTTACGTTGTCTGCAGGCGTAACGATTCGCCGGTCACTCACGCCGGAAATGAGTGAAATCTGGGTTTCCAGTTGTGAAATAATTAATTCTTGCCCCGGCTCCAGTCGGTTCATAAAATCCGTGATAACGTCAGTTATCTGCGGTTTTATCTGCTCAACGGTCAGGCCGCTGGTTTTTACCCGGACAACGAAATCAACGGCTTTTTTCGTCGGGGCCAGTACCATCGTGTCCTTCGCTGTAACCGGGCGGACTTCCTCAATATGTGCCAGCACGGCATTAATCAGTTCCTGAGAGGGAAGATCATTAGCTGACGTAATGGCCACATCAACCGTCCCCAGTCCACGACGCAACGGCTCCACATACGCAGACGTAACGCCATCCACTTCCAGCGCCCAGCGTTTGTAATCATATTTGTTACCGCCAGCGGGCGGCCTGCGCAGAATATCCAGATAACGCGCCAGCAGGTCGGCGTCGCTTTCCCTGTCCGTTCCGCCGGTCAGGGATTTAATCGTCACCGTGCTGTTGATGCCTTCCGGCGGGCTGACCAGCGTTGCCGTCTGCGTCGTGGATGCATTCGTCTGTGCCCCCGTGGCGGTGCTTTTTACCGTCACCTCCGCGCTGCCTTCATCACCGATGGTGCAGTCTGCTGTGGTGGCCACGCTGACACCTTCACCACGAATTTCCGCACCGGCTGGCAGCGTCTTACCGGGTGTGCCGGTAATCACTACCGGACCGGATGAGGCTGTTGCTTTTTTACGAAAAACATTGCGCGTGCGACAGTGCAGCTCCAGATATTCAGGGTCTGCCGTGTCAGGAAACACCTGACGGAGTATCCACCCCTGATGCATATAAAGCCCGTCAGCCACGCCGGATACGGCATTTGCACGAATGCGGTAATCGCTGTCAGCGCCGGTGTCTATGGTTTCTCCCGGCAGGGCGTTAGCGATATCACGTAGCTGGCGTTCTGTGTTTTCAGCAACGCCCGGAACAGGAAACGGCATTACATAATCCTCACAGGGTGTTCAAACGTCTGCGGTGTGCCCGCGTTATCCGTGACGGTGATTAACAGCAACAGCCAGCCGCGCTGGCCCGCTTTCGTGTCAACGGTAATGGATTTTGCCCGCCCGTCATTGAGCAGTGGCTGAAGTGCCTGGCTGGCATACTGCGCCGCCAGTCTGTGAACACGGGGAACGTCTTTTTCCCGCTTCAGCTCGTGCAGGCGTGACCCCAGCGACGCATCCGCCCAGTAACTGCCAAGCGGTGTCGCCAGTCGCAGATAAACCGCGTTATGGAGTGTGTAAATCCGGCGGCGTTCGTAGTCGCCGGTTGCAGGTGAAATCGTCTGGTCCATGCCGCCAGTCTGGCAGCATGGACAGGTCAGAATCAGGTGAGGGTGTTCAGCACTTAATTAACCGGCGTGTCAGACATGCCGTGTGGGGTTGGGTGTTTGTGTGTTCCGATTTTAACGCCATTAATGGTGACGTCAACGGAGGTAAGCACACCACCTACATGGTTGATGTTGCCTTCAAAAGTGGCGGCGTATTCCTTGCCCCCACTGATGGCCATGCCACCGTTGCCGGTGATTTTACCTTCCACCGTCAGCTTATCGCTGGCCGTCAGTAACGGTGTCGTGAATGCGGCGTTCTCCTCTGCCTCAACCTCATAGCGTTTGCATTTCACCCGGTAAACGTCACATTCTGTTTCAATAATCCGCCCGCGCTTCAGTACGATTTTTGCGCCTTCGTCGGTATACAGGGCCACCTCGCCGGGTTTCAGTTCCGTCAGGCGATATGCGCCGTGCTCTGTGGCCACGACGACGGTATGGGAGGTATTGCCGTTCAGCGGAACGGCAATACCCATTGAGCCGGGCGGCGGGGATGTGGTGAGGCCGTAATGCTGAAAATACTCCGCACCGTCCAGCTGTTCGCCTGCCAGCCCGTTCAACTGAAGCAACTGTACTTTGGTCGAACTGTCCACCGTACCGGTCACCACCCTGAATGCCTGGCGAACGGCGGACAGCGCCTGCTGTATGCGCTGATTAATCTTGTCCCACATCATTTCTCCCAGACCTTAACAATGGCGACCTCTTTTTTCTTTTTGCCCCTGCGGTGATGGCGTTTCTTCTCGCGCGGGAAGGCGTCAGGTATCCACACGCCGTCCTCCTTAAAGCGGAGCCGGGTTGTCTTCCCGTTACGGCCTCCGCTGAACTCACGCCCCATCAGGAAAAAGATGGCGTCGATGCCGTGGGGTTCGCTGACAATCCGCACACGCTGGCCGGGCTGCCACAGGACACCGTCCGCCGTGCGATGACCTGCAACCAGTGCGACGATATCCAGCCCCGACAGACGGGCATCACTCATCATTTTTTTGGCGCGCCAGTTCACCTGCTCCAGGTTGCTGGTGTCACCCTGAGTGATAATCTGCGGGCGGTAATAATCCACGGTGGGGTCGGTGGCCACAGCTTTCATGTTATGAATGCCTGTCTGGCCATTGTCCGTATTACCGCCGTCCCGCCCGGATAATGTGCGCACGCTGCCGTCCTCGTTCCAGATATCCAGTGGCACTGTGGCCAGCTGCTTTTTGCTGTCTGCGCGGCGGGCGTGGCTCTGTGCCAGCACTGTAAGTTCGGAGAAGCAGCCGTTAATGGACCGGGTATCATCCAGCTCCATCACGTTGTTCCCGGTGCCGTCCAGCTTCAGAATCAGCGTATCCACCGGCGTGGTGGTGTAGTCAGGGCCACCCACAACCAGCGTCCCGTCAGGCTCAAACCACGGCCATAAGCCGCGACCGGCGGCAGCTTTAGCCAGTGCATCCCACGCACGCATCCCCGGCTCTATAACGACCTTGTCATTACGTGACACACCGGACGCCTGAATACGAATGCGCTGTATCCCCAGCGGTCTGACTATCCTGTCGATGACCTCGTCCAGTGTCAGCTGGTTGGCGCTGAACACCGGCGCGGCACAGTCCACCAGAATGGCGGCATCATCACGCCCGGACAGCGTCAGCGTGCAGCTCTGACGGGATACACTGCGGCGCACGCTGTCCACGCGACCACTGAGCACCGTTTCGTCTCCCACCTGCAACCGGACTGGCGCACCCCGGACGATATCCGCCGGGAACACCTTTTCAGGCAGTCCCAACTGAAGCTGCCAGCCGTCGGCAGCTTTCAGGAAATCACTGTCAATACGGTAACTGCTCCAGTCAGAATGCGACCTTCCGGCAATGACCAGACTGATTTTGTCGTCGTTATTTTGCGTAGGCATTAATCATCATCCCGGCGGTTATGTTGTTCGGGTCGCGCAGCTGCGGGTTCAGACGTTGCAGCTCTGCCGCACGGCTGTAATCGCCGTACCACTGCCACGCCAGCAACAGCAGACAGCTGTCCGCCTGTACCTGTTTCTGCGTCAGCGGTGGGCGGCGTGAAAGCACCAGCAGGCCGACATCCTGCACGGATGCCGCCACGTTCTTCATGCTCTGAATGATTTCCGGGTACATCAGCCCCAGCGGTGATGCGGTTTCGGTTATCCGTTCGCGTTCGCCTTCATAGCGTTCACGGAACAGCGTGATGGCGGCCTGTAAGCGGGTGCGCACATCCCCGACCAGTCGCCCGATATCCGCCGGTATAAGCTGTTCTGACTGGGCTTCATCGGACAGTATCGCCGTCGCCACGCTGGCCAGCTCTGAGGCCGCCAGAACCGCATAAGCCGCTTTCACGTCCTGTACGTCTTCCACGGACGCATCCGGCGGAAGTGCCACAGACGGCGTTTTATCACCGCTGACCAGTGCGACCGGCAGCGCGACCAGCTCATCCATATCTGCCATCACCTCATTCCAGCAGGTCATCACTGTCGCAGAACTGGCGACGCTGTCTTCTCCGGTCAGTCCGGTCGTGGTGGCGGAATCAGTACGTTCCAGCACCGGCACCGCGTGCCCGACATCTGACGTGTGGATTTCCAGCACCTCTGCCAGCCCGCCAATAAATTTCCCGGGTTCGCTGGCCAGCGACATCATATTGTCGATGGATGAGAGAAAATCGCTTTTGAACGTCAGCAGGGTATTTACCAGTGTGGCGCGCACTGTCTGGATTTTTTTAATCACGCTGTTAATGGTCTTTAAAGGGGCTGTAACAGCGTCAAATAATTCGCTTAACTGTGCCAGTAACTTATCCAGTTCTTCAAATAACTGCTGTGCAAACAACTCCGGTAACGGGGTGCTGAACAACGCGCTGCCGGTGCGGTTCTCCAGAAAACTCATGTCGATGGTGCAGCTGTCCGGGCTTTCTGCGTCATGGCGGATGCTGTAGCCGGTCACAATCACCGACGGTACGGAGCCGTAAACCGGGTGAATCAGCTCACCATCGCCGCCTTCGTCCAGGGCGGCGATCAGCTTTTCAAGTTTATATTCGTAATACTCCCCCCACAGGAACGCCGTCATGCGGAACGGTCGCGCCTTGCGTCCGAGGTCGTGCAAATCCGCCCCGTCAACAAACGGGTATTCATAGACCGCATGGTCGCGGCTGATTTGTTCGTCCGTGTTCAGTACATCAAACTGCACGCCACGAAAGGAGGCGTTTTGCAGGTTTTCAGCCCAGCCCATCAGTAAGTTCCTCCCGTGCCTCTGTTGCCGTCCTGAAGGTTGTATTTGTTCACTGCCTCCGCCACGACCTGACCATCGAGCACCAGTTGTGTGGTGAAATTAATGGGGCTGGCAGGTGGTCCCCAGTGCGTGAGGTATTCCGGCTGGGTGATGCGTCCGGGTTGCTTTGATGCTGTTTCAGACGCTGCCATTCCGGCTTGCTGTCGGACTTGTTCTGGTGTTGGCAGAGAATCACCGGCGATAACCCCGGTTTTTTTCAGTTCGTCAAGATACTGCTGGATCCATTTCTCGTTTTCTGTTGAGTAACCTTCGCCAAACTGCCACCACGGCTGATATTTTTCACGGGCAGCATCAATCAGCCACTGAGGATATTTAGTCCGTATATTTTTCCAGCGCTCCTCGCTTCCTTCGACGGCGGCGTCTTCTTCCGGGCTGGTTGCAGTGGCCAGTGCCGTAACGGTGCCACCGAAAGAAAGCAGGCTACCGGCAATGCCGGGGAATTTAAATCCTTTGCCTTTTTTGACCGTGTTTTCAATTACATCACCGACAACCTCGCCAGCCTTGCCACCGGGTTTACCCCCGGTCAGGATTTTGATCCCGGCCCATGTCAGAGCCGCTGCGGTCATCGCTTCAATGGCTGTCGTGGCACCCACCACTGCTGTGGTCAGCCCCGGAAATTTTTCACCCGCCCAGCTTATGGCATCGGCCACAGTACCGGACGCATCAGCCAGCTTTTTCATGCTGTCCATTTGTGAAAATTCAAGCGTGTTTTTAGCCTGTTCGGTTTTAAAATCATTCGTGCCTGACATGAATTTAAAATCCAGATCTCCGGCGCGCTGACCTTCTGGCAGGGTGCGTTGCTGACTGATTTCAGCTTCGACCTGCTTTCGGTATTCCGGGTTATTCCTGTAAGCCAGGATTGCCTTCAGTGCCTGCATATCACCGACAAGCTCACCAACACCGAACCCCTCAAGAATTTTCGCCATAGACTCCAGAATTTTGTCCTGCTGGCCTTTGTCTTTTGTTGCTGCCAGGCGCTTCTGAAGCTCCTGATATTGTTTGTTGTTCGCGGCGACTTTATCAGCAAGGCGTGAAAATGCCTCTATCGGATCAATGCCGTTTTCCATAGCTCGGGTCAATGTACCGGGTAAATCAATACCCTTGCCATCAATCGTGATGCTTTTCGCCCTTGTTGCTGATTCACTACTGAAAAGTTTGGCCAACAGGTTTACAACGTTATTACCTGCCTCACTGCTGCTGCCTGCGGCAATACCTGCGACCTCATTAAATGCCAGTAATTTCTGGAATCCATCCAGTCCTTTCATTCCGGCGTTACCAGCTAACGCCATCTGAGGTCCAAGATGCTCCGCCATATCCCGTAGCTCAAAATTACCGGCTTTACCGGCTGCAATAGCCATATTAAACATGGCCGGAAGATCGTTGTCTGTCAGTCCAAATGTTTGCTTAGCTTTGGCCGCCATAGTGACCAGATCGCGTGGGGATGCACCGGATGCAGTAGCAAATTTCATAATCTGCGGTAAGAGATTATTCGCGGTATCCCAGGAAAAAGCGCCGCTGGCCAACATCTCATTCATTGCTTCAGCTGCATCCTCTTTCGTTCCGCCACCATACGTTACCGCCGCGCGGATACTGTTTTTCAGCTTTTCACGCCCAAACTGCCTGCCTTCCAGACCACCATCACTGAACGCCGTGTTCGCCATCATGCTGAGCTGACGTTCATAACTCATTTGATTTCTGACTGGTTGCGTCATAATGGCGGCCCCTGCCATAATTCCGCCGCCTATTGTCACGGCATTCCCGCCAAATGCAGCCGCACGGGCAAAACGCCCCCGTTCAGGGATAACAGGCGTTTTCGCCATCTTCATCTGAGCCTGAGTGACGCCATCCAGTTCACGCTTGAGTGCCCGGGCTTTTTCCCGGGTGGCCTGCATGGCGCGCTCCTGCTCCTGCGCAGATTCAAAACCGGCGCGGGCCAGACGGTTATAGCTGGCAACCGTCTGATAAATTTCACGCCGGATTTCACGTTCTGCACGAATACCGAGCGTTTCCCGGGCACGGGCGGCACGCTGTATCTCTTTTGCCGCCTTTTTCGTGCTGTTAACGCTTTCCTGCTCGGTACGCTTCTGCTCTGCGCCTGCCTTCCGTGTCGCCTTTGTTACACCTTCGGTGGCTTTGATAACCTGTTTTTGTCCCTTTTCCAGAACCTGCGAGGCTTCGTCCTTCGCAGTCAGGGTCATGCCAACTTTGAAATTACCGGCCATTTTTCTGCTTACCTTTTCTGCGTTTCTTTCTGAGGGATTTAAATGACTGGCGGGTGGTCTGTGAGGTGTCCTTCCTTCCTGAGCCGCCGTTCAGCCTGTCAACGGCGGCAAGCCAGCCGTCCAGCTCGGGACGGCTCATGGTCATGATTTGCTCTTCGGTTATTCCGTAGCGCCCGAGGATGAGGACTGCGAGCCGGAGTCCGGCGAGCCGGGATTCCCGCCGTTCCGCTTTACCTTCAGGACGTTGCGTGATGCCAGCAGAATATTAAAATCGTCCGGCGTCATGTTGTCGTGTAACAGCTCCGCCGTCAGTTCTTCCTGCGGAATATCCCCCAGACGGACCAGCGTTGCCGCCATCACCGCACAGCGGAAGTAATAATCCGCCGCGAAGCCATCCACCGTCTGAAAGCGTTCTTCAGTTTCTTCCAGTGCCTGCCCGTTATCACGCATGACCGGCAGACGCAGCTCAAAGTTTTTATGAACGGTGCCGTTAAACACCACGCCATCAGACAGTTCGCCAGTCTGTGTATTAATCAAAGTCATCCTGTCACCTTCCTGAGTGCAGCCAGTTTGATATCAATTTTCGCTTCATTATCGACGGTGTATTTCTCACCCACTTCGGTTGTGAAGCAGTCCAGATAGGAGGTGCGTTTGCCGCTTTTACTGAGCGGATACAACGAGATTTTCACACCTTCAAGGTTTTCCCAGTCCGGCTCGTTGGTATCAGGGATCACCGCCGAAACGGACAGTTCGTAGGTGCCAATGCCCCGGGCAAAGCCTTTGGCCCTGCCGGTTTTGTTCATGGTCTTGACCAGTTTTCGCCCGGTGTTGATCTGAACATCAAGGTCGGTGATCTCGATTTCCTGGCTGTCCACCTCCAGCACAATCGAGCCAATGTATTCATGCAGAGACATTTACCGCGCTCCTTACAAAATCATGTCGATGCGACCGGCAAACACATGCAGGCCGTTAACCACATCCGCCGGAACCACGCAGTCGAGACGGTTTGCATCTTTCCCGTTTCGCTGAACGCGCAGCTTTGCCTTGTTCGCTTCCACGTTCTCCAGAATCTCCGCTTCCTCCAGCTTGATCAGCACGTCATACAGTTCGCTTTCCACTTTGGCGATAGTGCGGGTGCTGAGTTTTTCGCGCGGGAAGCGAAGGCTGATGCGTTCGCGGCACGCCTTGCGGGTGTAGTCCAGCGTTCTGATGGACGTGATATCCAGTAACGAGACGTCAGTCACGCCCTGTGCGTTAACCGTGTACGTACTGACCGCACGCACAATCTGCACCGTGTTACCCGGGCCAACCTCAACCGGCGTCAGGCCGTTATGCAGGGCGTTTTCCTGCTCGTTACGGCTTTCACGCTGTGACATGGCGACCACATCCAGCCCGGGCAGCGCCAGCGAGTTCAGCGGACGCGCCGGGTCTTCCTCGCCCGCCATCACAGCGCCGTAGATAGCGGCCAGCACCGCTGGCAGCTTCACGGAGCCGCGATACCAGGGGACGGACACGCGCCCGCTGTTCACACCGGCTGCCAGGGTGATCCCGTTTCCGAGACTGCCCGTCCAGCCCGCACAGCCAATCGCGCCGCGCTGTTCCATCGCGTTCCCGGTTTTCTCCAGATGCTGCTTCAGGGCCGCAAGGGCTGGCGCGGTACTGAACGGACAAATCAGAATGTTGTGACCGGCAGCAAAGACCGCATCCAGTGCAGGCTGAATATCCGGGTCCATTTCGCCGTTCGCCATCGGCGTGGTGCTCACGGTCAGACCGCCTGCCGTGGTGGACGCTGACAGGGTGATATCATTCCCCCAGGCCCCTTTGGTCCGGGTGGTCACCGTCAGCTGAGAGGCTTCCGATTTGTATTCCCCCGTGACCAGAAGCGATGGCGTCTGCGTCATTGCTTCCACCAGTGCCGGAATGATTTTCGACGGTTCATCACCGGTTTCCACATCCACCGTGACCTGCTCACCGGCAACCCATACCGACAGCGTGCCGCTGCTGGTTGCCGTGCCACTGACGGTAACTGCGCCGGTTGCCGCCTTTCCTGCGCCACTGTCTGCAATACCGATAACATCCAGTTGCAGATAGCTGTTGGCATTAATGGCCGCGCGCGCCATTGCAGCGGCCAGCGAACCGGCCCCGAAATACAAATCCGCTTCGTCTTCGGAATACACGGAGACGGCATTCAGGGGCGTGGCGGTGCCGCCTGACAGCATCGGACCAATCACCAGAACACGCTGTTCATTACCCGGCAGCGTGTTAACGGCCAGTCGGGTATTAAACTCAAAATGCACACCGGGCTTACGGATGCCGCCCGAAATGGTGTCAAACTGAATTTCACTCATCGGAATCCACCTGTTTCTCTCTCTTCGCCTTCGCTTTTACCTGCACGGCGTCCTGTTCAGCCGTCACGGTGGTTTCAGGCTCATCCTTCACCAGAATCAGGTCACCGTCCTGAACGGCGCGCCGGTAATAAGCGGTGTTCTCAACGGTCACCGCTTCCGTGGTGATGTATTTCCGGGCGTTATCCTCCATCGGGAACTTCATCCCGGGAGCCGCCTTAACCTTCATTTTGTTCATGCTGTTGCTCTCTTAATTCATCCAGACCACAGATATCTGCGCCGTATTGCGTACCAATTCGCAGTAAATCCGGGTCAGGGTCTGACAGCCTGCCGTGGTAGCGGTTGAAGAGACGGTCCGCTTCTGCGCCGCGCTCCGGCCATTTGCCGTTCTCCAGCGCGTGCTCCACCCAGCGGGTATCGAACTCACAGGCAAACACGGACATTGCCCGCTCTGCCACGCCGGTGTTAAACAGCGTCCTGACCCGCCCGGGTTCGAAATAATCAATCTCCAGCCCCAAATCCTGACCGGTCAGCAGGCGACGGACGGATTCAACCAGCAGGTTTGTACCGACCTCATCCCGGACGGTGCCTCCCTGTCTGGCGCTCTGTTCGCTGCGGGTGTTGTAATCACCCACCACAACCACAAAGCGTCCGGTGGCAATGTATTTCCGGCGTGACGTGGAATAACGTTCGGTTTTCACGATGCCGCCGAACGTCACCCAGGCTGCCGGAAGGCTGCGAACAATCCGGCCCGGATCTTCATCCAGTTCACCGGCATAGGTGCGGACTTCCCGCACCATTTCACCCAGACCACAACGCAGACGCTCAACCAGCGCCCGTTCAATTTCAGTAATCAGAATGCACCTCCCCGCGTGGACTCACGCCCGAACTGACGGGACCCGGAGCGGATACGCACCTGTGACGATGACTGGATCACACTGCCGGACGTATCCCGTCCAAGGTTGATTAGTCCTGCTGCGACTTTCTCCAGAAAGCGGATGGCGTCCCGGTAGCGCATCTGAATTTCTTCTGAGCTGATACGGTAATCGGTCGCCAGGTGATAGCGGGAGATATCGCAGCAGTAACCCACCAGAATCCCCGGGCTGTCAGGCCACGGGGTCCGGTAACGCCCCACCAGATAGCCATCAATCTGGGCACTGGCGCGCGCAAGCGCGGAGACCAGCTTTTCTTCGTCGATGAATCCCGTCATGTCTTCATCCGTCAGTGTGCGCGCCTCGCGTTCACTGAACGCCCTGATGAACTGTTCCGGTGTGGCGTAAGACATGGGTTACTTCTCCTTTTTGTCCGCTTTTTGTGTTTTCTGTGCGGCGTTCAGCTGTGCAGTCAGCTCACTGACTTTCTGGCGTTCTTCTTCCAGTTGCGCCGTCAGTTCGCTGACTTTCTGACGCTCGGCATCCAGCTGTGCGGCCAGTTCATCCCCCCGGGCCGCGTCGTTCTGGCCGGATGCTTTATCGCGCTCCACCACAATCAGCATGGGGTCAGCCTTCAGCACCGCCAGCTGTTCCGGGGTGAACGCATCCGCAGGCCATTCCTTCGTGGTTGCGCTGTGTGCCACACCGCAGCGGCGAAAACCCTCACGGCGGGCGGTAATTTCAATCACCTTTTCCATGCATTACTCCGTCGTACCATCAGAACCAAATGCCATCTGCCAGAAGCCGTAACCGCCGTTACAGCGCGCTTCGGCACCAAACCGAAACTTCTTACGCATGAATACGTTGTCGCTGTTGTAGTCCGTCTGCTCCACAAAAACCGGTTTCTTACGCTGCTGGAAGATCAGCGGCTTGACCGAGCGGGAGGTGTCGAACAGGAACCACGCAGAATCCGATGTCAGCTCCGGCATCACCAGTACTTCGGCGGTATTGCGGTACGGGTTCGGTGTGCCGTCCGGGAACTTCTCGGCGGTCATCAGGTAGTTCGCGTCATCCTCCAGCGCCGGTGGCACAACCAGCAGATTCGGGCGGATTCTGAGAGACGCGCCTTCGTCATCTTTCAGACTGCGCATGGCCGTACGGGCAGCACCGTAGGAGGCTTTCGCTTCAGCAAGCGACCCCACTTTGAGTTTTTTAGTGCCTTTGTTGGACACCGATTTACCGGCGACCAGGTGGTCGGTATCAAAGAACATCTGGCCGTCGTAACAGGGACTGGTAAAACCGTTATTGATAAGGGACGCCACAATATCTGCCGGGAGTTCTGCCGCTGACTGGCCCGCGTCTCTGGCCTGAAGGGCATAGCCCATAATCTGGTCGTCCTCGATGTCGTTACGATCGACTTCAACCGTGGCTTCCCAGTCCTTGTTGCGGATGGTGTAGTTGAAGGCTTCCAGAGATTTAACGTTTTTATCACCGACCCACTCGCGCATTTTCGGGAAACGACTCAACCAGCTGTAGTCGTTCTCCTTGCTGCCTGATGGCACTTCCATTGCCACTTTTTGCCAGTCAGTGGGGGTCTGGTCGAAGGCTTTCTGATAGGTGGTCTTCAGATTGATAAAAATCTGGTTGAGGTTTTTAGCGTTAACTAACACGTTTCGCTCCTTAACTGAAATGAACCCAGACGCCATCGTCACCGATGCCGATTACTTTCCCGGCGACAGGGCGGGCGCTGCTGTTGTCGGTTTTTGCCACGGTCACGCTGTCTTCCACGTAGCACAGCTTGCCGACCTGCGATTGCGTGACCGGATCTGAGGTGCTGTTCGCCATCAGAAAGGCTTTGCCGCAACGCACCAGAACGGTGGCGTCGCCATCGCTGCCCTTGCTGTTATCCACCCAGCCATCAGACACGCCCAGCGTAATCTGTGAGGCCGTGGCACTGGCCGGAACGGCATAACCGGAGGCGTTAACGGCCACCATATGACCGCCAAAAATTTCGGTCGCAGCGGCAACCGGCACCGGGTTCAGTTCGCCGTCACGGTAGGGGGTATTGCGATCCATTTACTTGTCTCCTGCGTAACGGGCGACATCCTCTGGATCAACGCCCATCATTGAACAAATGGCGATATCGACATCGACGTCATCGCCGGTTTTAATCTGCGCCGGGGCCGGTGACGGCGTTTTGGGTGGTTTGCCGCCGGTCTGGGTGCTGCTGAGTGCGGCAAGCGGGGTGGTTTTATCCAGCCAGGTTTTAAAACCGTTGATATCGCGACGGGCGTAATCTTTCGCCCAGTCTTCCAGCGTCGGAAGCAGTCGCCCGTCAGACAGCGCCGCCTGAATCAGTGCCCCGGCTTCGGCTTCACCGGACTGTTGCGCCAGTACGGCATAACGTCCCTGAAGTTCTTCATATGCCGTCAGAGGGATATGCTTCGTCGGGTCATAGGCATTTGCTGACAGGCTGGCGATTTGCTCGTCTTTCTGATTCAGCAGGGCCAGCAGGCTGACGGATGCCGCCGCCGTTCCCTGACCGTTCGAAATCATGTCAACGACCTTTTGCAGCTCGTTTTTGATATCTTCCGCCGTTGAGGTAACCGGGAGGTTAAGCATCCAGCGCAGGTCGGAAAGCAAATTGTTTAACAGTTCTTCATCCACCGTTGTGGTCTCCGTTTCAGTTGACAGACTCGCCAGACGACTGGCCGCAGCCAGCATGACCGCGTCCATACCGTCCAGCGCCGGGGTATTGGTCAGCGCAGCATGTAACAGCTCCAGCACTTCGCCGCGCTTGTTGTAGGCAAAAACAGGGGAAATAAATTTGTACTCACCGGCGGCAATCATGGCCGCCGCGTTCTCCGTCCACTCCACACCGGTGGCATACAGGCCCACACCTTCACGCCATTCCACCTGGCTGAACCAGCCCGCCGCCGGGGCGGGCTTGCCGTTGTTTACGGCGCGCAGCGTCTGATGTTCGTAATCAATGACAAAAGGCGTGGTACGGGCTGCCACCTGTGCGACAAGCTGCGCGGCCAGTTCGGCAGTCAGCACCCATTTACCGCTTTCGACTTCATCGGTATGTGGGCGACCATCCACCGCACTGAACTCGCCTGCCGGAAACAGCTGGATTTCGCTGTGGGTTGCTTTGGTGATTTCGAGGCTTAATGCCGCAATGTTCATCTTCATACGCGGCATGATGACGGAAGGGGAGCACGGGGTACTGTGGAGGGTGTTCAGCACCCTGCCATAACGCGAAAGGATAAAAGGGGAAATAAAACCGTTTTTAAAACCCTTTTAAAAACGATTCTGACAGCATTTACGGGGTGCAGTGCTGTAATGCCTCATCCGTGAGGCGTTTATGTTGTCACAGGCGATTACAGCGCGTTTGTGGCCATTCAGTCAATCACCCGCGCAAAATAGCGGTTTGCGGTGTTCTCCAGCTCGTCGATGTCGTCCTGCACAAGCTGAAGGAAGGGACGCGCGGGCATGTTGACTGTATACGCTCCGACCGTTGCGCTCTGCACAAAATTACTGTTGCGCTTTTTCACAAAACGGCTGCTGACGCTGCCGTTTTTGTACTGTTTAAAATACAGGTTCTGCGTCCGTGCCTGATGGCGTATTTCGCCGCCTTCGTTGTGGATACGGGCATAACGAACGTTTGTCCCGACCGTGGCCTCGTTATTGTTAACCGCAGAGCGGATACTGGCAGCCAGTCGCCCGGACTTCTGAAGGATTTGCCCGGGGCCGCGTCGCTTCGCATAAGCCGGACTCCAGCCCATCCATTTCGGGCGCCCCTGTTGTTCAAAGTTAGTTTCAACCGCATCCAGCATGGAACCCGCAAGCGCCGTCATCAGGTCGCGCCGGTCCTTCACGGAACGAATCAGGTTACCCAGCGTGGTGTTATACGCGCTTAAATCAATCTTAATATCCAGTTTACCGTTGCTCATGATGCCTCCGGGGTGTCCTGCATAACCCAGTCTGTCAGCGCGTCATCCTCAACCGTCGCCACTGACCAGCGGTCGCCCGACTGTAACGCATACCGCCACGCGTTGCCGTCCTGCGTGACATGCTCCGCCCGTTCGATGGTCTGCTGCATCAGCACATAGTCGGCGGCGGTCGGGGGCGTGTCTGCTGCACTGAGGCGCTTCATGACGTCAGCCGTAAGGTTTACCGTCTGCCGTGCAGCGCCCGTGGCAGCGACCTGTTCCGGTGACCGGATGGCCAGCGGATATCGCTGGCGTGCATCCAGTTCGCTGACGTTTGCCAGTCCCCGGGCAAAATCCGGCCCGGTCAGAGTGCCGGTGACATACTGGCGGGCACTGCGGTAATCATATTTTTCCAGTTCCGGCTGCCATGCCACCCGACCGGGATTAAATCCGAAGCCCGGGTCGGCGGTATACACGGAACCGTCCGGCATCTTCAGCCCCATTGTTCTGATGGTCTGGCCCGGCTGGCCATATTCCTGCTCAACCTCAGCCAGTCGCCCCTCGCTGCTCTGTACCGTCAGGCCATATTTCTCCACATCCGACGCCGAACGCGCCCGGATACGGCAGCGGCATCCGTATCCGTCCGGCGCGTAGAAATACTCCCAGACCGGATCATCCGCCCGGGCGGTAAAACCGTTCAGGGCGGCGTGTTTCGGGCGTGTGTGAAGGTCCATCACCGCCACGCGCTCAAAATAAGGCCGGTCAGCCACGTTCGCCATCTGCTGCTGATAACGTCCGGCGTTGTATGACGACTGAATATTGGTATCAAATATCGTGCGCAACCGGCGCGGCGTCAGCTGTCTGCCGTGCAGTTCGCCGGTATCCTCGTCCACAATCAGTTTTTTACCCAGCCAGCCTTTTGATTCCAGCAGTGGTTCCAGTTGTGCAGCAAACTCCCGGAACGTCCCGCCGTCAGCCAGTGCAGCCGTCAGGCCATCACGGACATCCTTCAGAACATCCAGTTTCAGCACGCCCGCCACCGTGAACGCCCGGGCGTTGGCGATGTCCTTCACATCGTGCCAGCGGAAGCCAATAACGTACCCCTTGCTTTCGAAATACTTAATCGCTTCTTCCGGTTTCAGGGTGTACGCATAACCCAGGTCAACATCGTCAGTTGTCGGCATTCAGTCGCCCCCAGATATCCGCCACAAAGAATGCCTGTGTCAGCAACTGCCGCAGCGTGTCATCCGGCAGCTCCGGCCATGCTTCCGCCAGTACGTTCATGGCCTCGTCTGCATCCCGGCCTTCCTGTATGGCCTGCACCAGTGGGGCCACCAGTTCGTTCATCCCCTGCGCGATGGCCTCTGCCGGAAGTTCTGCACGGTCGATGGCGCGCTGTGCCGGGTCGTCCTCCCCGTTGTCTTGCTGACTGAGCGCGGCAACATTCAGCCGCTCACGCAGCTGGCTGAGGCCCGCCTGCACAGGGAGACGCTGTGCCACCGGCACCAGTACCTCTTCGCCGTCTTTCGGGGTGGGGATGCCGGTTTTTTTGCGCACCCACGACGCCGGGATATCCTTCATTCCCACACTGTTGAGCAACACGTTGACGGCTTCTGCCACACCCTTAATGTCGGCTTCCTGCTGCACATCAAACACCAGTCGCGGAAGACGGCGTGGCGGGACATCCTGCCAGCCGTTCAGGCTGGCCATCATCTGTATCAGGCTGCTGAACATGCCGGACAGCTGGCGCGCATCGGCAGCCAGAATGTCGTGCCGGACCTCGTTATGCACATTGCCCAGCGCGTTGGTGGAGGTTTTACCGTCGGCCTGGCTGGTCAGCGTACTGCCCAGAATCACTTTTGAGGTGGTACGCTCTGCCCATTCCACCATCGACATGAACGCCTCCGGCCCGCCGGACGCGGCCTCCTTGAATTCAATCTCGTTACCCTGCGGCAGGGCTGCCACCGCTTCATGGCCCAGATTGACCAGGGCGTCAAGAATCCTGTCACGGTCCGCGTCACTGGTGCCCTGTGCATAGTAGGCAATGCGCGCCGGAAGGCCGTAAATCTCCAGAAACTCCGCCATATCACGCAGCGCAAAGTTTTTGAACAGATACGGCCAGACCAGTACGCGGAACAGACCGGATGACCCCAGGAACCCCGACCGGGCGTTGTAACGGTGAACCAGCCAGCCGAACGGCCACAGCGCGGAACCGTCTTTACCATCTTCCCCACGATTGCCGTCATCCAGCCGGAGTTCGTCATTGTGTTCCGGCAGGGTAATGAACCAGTTATGCGGACGCAGCGTCACCGCATCCGGTAGCCACGTTTTATCCACGAACGCCCAGCTGATTTCCTGACAGCTGAAGCCGTAACCGACACTGCTCATCCCGTTGAGGATGATGTCCTCCATGTCCGGGATACCGTGCAGCCATTCATCCACGGCGGCGGCCAGCTCCTTTTCTGCCTTCGAGGCATTGCGGGGCGGCTCCACCGACCAGTCCAGCGTCAGCAACGCTTTTTTGCGCTTTTCCATCTCGGCGAACAGATGGCCATCACGTTCTTCCATATCCGCAAACAGCATCGCCTGCGCCGGAAGATAACCGCGTTCGGCAGCTTCCAGAATGCGCGGCAGTTTTCTGATGTTCAGACCACGGGACGGGTGGTCGGGATAAATGCGCAGCCGTTCCGCCACTCTGACCGACTGCGTGGTTTTGAGTGCCTCACGTTTCAGCGGGCGTCCGTAAATATCAACAAGCTGTGCCATTAATTACCATCCTCCTGAACCAAAACGCCCGCCACGGTCACGCCCGCTGCTGCGTGGGGTGTGAATCTGAAATTTTGCGCTGCGCGATACCGCCAGCGTCCACAGCATGTGCAGACAGTCCGGGCCATCATCGTGGTCGGCTTTGGGGTAGTGGCGCAGCTGGTCAATCAGCGTCTGATGTGCCGGACTGATGCGGATCAGGCCGTTGGCCATATGCGGCTGAAGGGACTCAATACGCAGCGCCTTATCCTCCAGCGGGATGACCGGCAGCGCCGGAACCGGCACGCCCAGCGCCGCCGAACGCTCAACCAGCACGGTACGCAGAAACTCCTGAAACTGGACGGACTCAAACGACCAGCACAGGCAGTGGTATTCCCGCTGATACTTAATCACGTCTTCGATAAGTTTATTTGGCAGACGTCGGCGGATATCGGCTTCAACCACATCCAGAATGCCGGTAAAACGGTTAAAGCCCCCCACGAGAATGGCCGACGGGTCGCGGTTTTTATTCTTCTTCCCGAGGCTGGGGTCAACAGCGCCGTAGAACACCCATTCATCAAGACGGTTAACCCAGAACTTAATGCAGCCCGCAAACAGCGCGTCTTCACCGCTGACCGGGTCGTTCTGGTATTCAGAATCAAAGGTGTCGTGACCGTCACGGACACGGATTTTCATCAGCGCCAGCAGGGGACGCGCCGCCCATGACACCACCGACCCGGCGAGCATGTCGGCTTCGTTCTGTCGGTAAAGTGCCTCCGCCGCTTCCGGCTGTTTGTTGCGGATGAGTTCTTCCCACTCGTCCCACAGTTTCATATTGGCAGGCCACTGAATGACGGCCTTAAAGCGGGCCGTTTTCCACATCGGGTTATTGAGCGTGCGCGAGAGTACGGAGTCGTAATGCAGGATGGTCCCGATATAAATAATATCGGTTTTACCGCCAGCCTCGCCCAGCGGCATCACGGTTTTGGTGAGCCAGTCGTGCAGCTTGTCGCGCTGCTCCGGGTTACGCACCATCTCGTCGTTCTCGATGTCGTCGAGGATGACCAGGTCAGGACGGTACGGACCGTGGCGCAGACCACGCAGTTTTTTACCACTACCGGCAACGGTCACCTTGATATTGTTGGCCGTGACGATGGTCCCCATACGCCAGACGCGCCCCTGTCCGCACACCTCCGGGAAATCGTTTTTTAAACGGGGGTTAAATTCCAGTTCAGCCTTGATGGCTTCCAGCATCGGATAAGCCTGGTCGATACTGTCCATAATGATGACCGGATAATGCTTAATACCCCGGATAATGGTCCACAGGGTAAACAGCTGAGTCACCAGCGTGGATTTTGCTTCACCACGGGGCGCGGCGATGGCGTCGTTCTCCGGGTCCGGGCTTGCCACAACCTGTGGCAGACGGCTGAACAGGTATTTATGCAGCTCACTTTTTGCCGGGTTGCGGACGTAGTGCGGGAAATAGTTTTCGACAAAATAATCGTAGCCCGTCACCGGGTCGCAGACTGCCGCCCGGCGGGCCTGTGTGGCCTGCGGGTTAACATCGAACCCCAGACATTCAGCCTCAATGGTCTGGCGGAGGTTGGCGATGTACTCCTGTAAGCTTTTCTGAAACTCTTTAATGGAAAGTTTACGTTTTGCCACGTCACACCTGGTATACAAATATCAGACGGCCCGGAAAACCGGGCCGCTGTGGTTAACTGAAATTATCCTCAAGCTCTTTAGCGAAGCCTTCGAGCACCTCAAGAAACGGGGCATACTGTGCCGGGTGACGCTCCTTGATGAACGCGCCGAGCCGCTGCACCACTTCCAGTGCCGTGGCGAGCCGGTCGGTTTCCGGCAGGATTTTTTTACTGCTGGCCACCGCCTTACTGAGACTGTCAGACAGACTCGCCAGCAGTTCGACGGACTCCTGCGGCGGGATGTCCGGGTTCTGGTTCAGCCGTTCAAGCGTCGTCTGACACTTCACCACCAGACTGATAAGCACGGTGCGGGCGACACTTTCCAGCCCGTCACCGGCGAGCGCGTGCGCGGCCCGCAGCTTGTCCCAGTCGTCGCCGTTCTTCATCGCCTGCGTTTTCCAGCGCCGCGCTGTGTCGTGCGGCACGGCGTACTTCATGGCGACGATATCCAGCGGAAGCTGGTCAAAGATGTACCCGTTACGGACTTTGTCCCTGATATCCTGTGACCACGCCATTAAGTGTCCTTCTGAGCCTGTTCAATCAGGCATTTAACTTCGTCGGGATTTTCAAGAACATACACGTTTTTCCCGGTATCCAGCTCAATGATCGTGCCACCATATGCACCACACTGACGGTAAAAATGGGTGATGCGTTCAGCGACTACCATGACAGCGCTGGTGCTCCCTGAGCCTGCGCATTCTGTAAATCTGATAATGCTCACTGTGTCAGACCTTCAAAAAATCAGTTCTGTGATGAACACTGCCGGATGCCGTCAATAATCCGGCAGACCTGTGCCGCCGCGTCAAACAGCTGGCCCGCTCTGTTAATGTCCGTGCATCCCACCGGAAGCAACATCACCAGAAACAGGGCCAGAACACAGCGCGCGGCTTTACGTGGCGTTCTGTGTGTCCAGTGCTGACGCGTCATACCGCCACGCGCTCCTTCAGCCAGCCATAAACAAACGATTCGTTAGCCTCGCGTTTCTCTGCCAGTTCCAGATAGCGGTCACCCTGCGTGCAGTTCAGGGCTGTCAGCATCACCCGTTCACCGTCCTGACCGCGATTATTCAGGAAGGCACGCAATGCACTGATGGTACGAGGCCCGATGCGTCCGTCTGCGTCCATATCCGGGTACAGCCTGCCGCGCAGATTGAACACATTCAGCCAGCGCTGAAGCATTCTGGACGCCACGGTTGGCCCCATATTCACACCGGTATCACACAACTCTGCGGCAATATCAGGGGATAATGCGGCGACCTGGTCAAATCGCGGGCCATACCAGTAATCGGCTTCAAGGATGTCCAGCGCCTGTTCGCGGGTTAAATCGCGCATATCGCCACGGTATCCGTGGGCACGGGCGACTTTTTCCGTAATGCCCCATTTGGTCGGACCACCCTTATCATCCGGGTGATTGACGTAACCGCCTTCTTTGCCCAGGACTTCATCAAAAATTTTATCTTTTGATTTCATGTGGATGCCTCAGTAACGAAAGGATTTTTGACAAATTCCCGTGCGCCCACACGATAAGCGCACAGAAAACCAGATTCAGCGCCACAACCAGCCAGCTGGAGTGCGTGTATGTACCGGACAGCCAGCGGAACGGGATGATGATGTAACCGAGCATCAGCCAGTACGCCAGCCAGGTAATCATCGGTTTATGCGCCGCACCGTGGCGGCGATACACAAACAACCCCAGCACAATGGCGAGGCACAGCCAGACGTTCACGATACCGGCAAGGCTACTTTCCATTTCCACCCCCTCCGCCGCGCAGTCTGGAAAACAGGCCGAACAGCGATGAAATTTCCTGTTGATAAAGAAAGGTCAGTATCTTGATGGATAACGCCGAGACACCGACCGCACACAATGCATCGAGCGGCTTGTCGTTGTAGTGGGTCAACCACTGCATCAGTGACGCAGCCACGCCAGCCCCCAGAACGCCAACCACAAACGCGACGAGCAGGTGAATAGCCATTCGCCATACCGGGATTTCTTTCTGCTGCGTGACAACAAAAAGCGCCCCGGCAAACGCGCCCACCACGACCCCGAAATCGGTATTGGTGAGAAGGCCAAACACACTGGCACCACCGATGGTGACTGCCACAGCTCCGCCGCCTGATAAGGGTTCAGACATGAGTTTCTCCTGTAAATCTGAGCCACTGACGGCCCGTAAATAACACCCTGTCAAAGGCACAAAAGCCTTTTGCAGGGCGCTATCCCTTAAGGTGCCTTGTGGTCTGAGTGGACAGGGTAAACGGTCTGGTGTGGTGGGTACTGCTGGGGGTGTTCAGCACCCCCAGCAGGTTGATTAGCTGGATGGGTTAAAGGGAAGCGAGTTTTAATGGTGGCTTATAACACGCCTGCGCAAGCAGGTTAGCTCTTTCCACGGCTTTACGCATTTCCCGTTCTGCGTCCAGCATCCTGTTTACGGCTGACAGCACTTCATTATGATTCGTTTCTGACTCCGGGCTTTGGGCCTGTCTCGCCAGATAACTGGATAAATTACACATCTCAGCATGTCGGCGACGGGCTGCATCCCGGGCCTTGTCTGAAAATGCGGTATATTCACCGAGTGCTGCGTAGTCGATATTGGTGTCAGAACTCATCATTTCGTGTCTCCTTTTTTCTGAGTCTCATTAATCAAAAAGCCCCACCTGGGTGGGGCTTTTCAGCGAAGTCTGTTTTTGTCGTCGGTGTATCAGCTGCCATGCGTACCGGTCTGAAATGCCGTAACGGGGACAGAGCAGTGCCAGCGCCTGCCGGTGTGAGCATCCGTCTTTTACATGCTGCTGTAAATCAGCCATAAAACGGGTGTTACGCAGGGCACGTAACGCATGATCGCAACGGGGAATGTAAAACGGCGCACCGCCAAGAAAGCGGATCAGTTTGTTGATTTCGTCTTCGGTCAGCACATCATGTAACAGGGCATGGACACCGCCGGTTCGTTCGGCGTGTGCGCCGGTTTTACCGCTTAACGTCACGCCACCAAAAGAACGGATTAACCGGGTCAGGGCGGGGAAGCCAATCACGCTAATCAGTTGCTGCACGGAATCAGGCAACAGTGCCTGCGCATCGCGAAGATCTGTTTCACTGAAGGTCTGCATGATGGCGTCTCCGGTAGTAACTTACTGTTATTATAGCCATACATGATCGCCTGTACAGACCACAAAAAAAGCCCCTGCAAGGCAGAGGCTGATTCTTTATTGTTTACGTGCTGCTCTGGCTCGTTTTCTGGCGTCTTTTGTCAGCGCCACCATCACCCCGAACAGTTGATCATCTGTCAGCCATTCGATCACATGTTGCTTATACATGTGAGATGCCAGTCCTTCCGCATACGCCCAGGAACGACCGGCATCAGCCAGCAACGCTTCAATTTTGGATAATACTGATTTTCTGCTCATTGCAACACGGGGGCGGCGACCTTTACCGGCGGGTGCCTTGCGCGGAAATCCCTGTTCGTGCATGTATTCCCGGATGATGCGCAGTTCATCAAGATTGCAACGTGTGGTGCTGGTTTTACCTGTCAGGCGGGCCAGTGTCTGGCGATAAAGGGCATCATCCCACCCCAGATACGCCTGACCGGCTTTAATGGCCCCGATCATCTTTTTCAGCATGTTTGTTATCCTCAAAACGCACGGTAAAACGTGAAACGCCAATTCCTGACAGGAACGTGGCGGCACGATCAAGAGACAGCCACGTCTTGTAATCGCCACGGCGTTCCTGTAGAAAATAGGACACCCCGGCGCGACGATTCACAGCAAAGAGGTGATACACACCACCGAACCGCTGCACGACGAACTCATCCACGCCACCGCTTTCAGCCTGCTGCCTGAAGGCAGCTATTCCGATTTGTTCAATCTTCATAATGACCAAAACACTACTTTTGGCAGACCAAAACATATGTTTTGGTCTGCGCTTAATTGTTATTTGCTCAATGCGGTGAATTATTTATCACCATCACCGAGCGTCACTTCATGACAGGATGGCGTGCCATTTTTCCCCGCAGAGCAATAAATAAACTTATCTCCGTCGGTCATGGTGGCACTTCCATCATCACAATGCGTAATGGTTTTGATGAAATTTCTCTTTACCACGCAATGCCCATTTTTCGCATCATCAGAAGCCTTGTTAGTTGTCACACAAAGCGCAATACCCGTAGCAATCAGAGCGATAATAAAAATGTCAACCCATCTCATCTTTTCACCCCGCGTAATCAGGTCCATGTTCCCATCTGGCATCGAGTATTTCCGTTCCCTCCGTCCGGCATGGGTTATCAAGTGCCATTTTTCCGCACTCCCCATACTCGACATCGACAAAATCAGCAATATCATTGTCCGTTGCGTTATCAGGAACGTCGATTTCAAGCGTTACAGTGATAGTTTTCATCAGGTTGTTACTCCGAGATTCAGAAAATTTCATGCCGGGACTCAGTATGTGAAATAGACAGTTGCCACACCGTTATAGTGGTCAAACGACACGGCGTTTACCTCATAACTGGCCGGGAGCTTCGAGCCAAGAACGTATCCGGGCCACGTTTTCCATGGAATTTCTCTGCTCTCACTATCGCCATATACCGTACATCCCAGTGAGCCTACAGCTTCATAAGAACGCTTACCGCACGTTATGAACCCCAGATTTTGCTTACTGCCCTTAACAGAAATCGGGAGAGCACTGGCTGATGCGTTAGCAGCGCCCCGCTCCTGTTGGCTTGCGATATTCGCAGAGTTCGCAGCAGCTACAGCAGCCGTTGTCGCGGCGGTAGATGCCACAATAACTGCTGAAGCCTGTGCCTGTTGGGTAACGGTCAGCAATGCCGCCACAAAAATCATCTTCTTCACCTGGTATCTCCTTTACATGCTGTGATTTTTCCAGCGGTTTTGCGCCGCACTTCTGCTCCGCCAGACACCGTAAAAACGAATAGAGGAGCACCCCCTAAAACCCAGATATCTATAGTAAATAACAAGCCTGTTTGAGATACGGATACGCTGCCCTGGCTTTGCTATCAGCAGTCTTGCCTTACGGTTTTTCATCTCATCCTTCCTCGCTTTTTGCAGTTTCAAACCACGCATCCTGCCCCACAACATCATCACCACATGGTGGTTCAGATTCTGAATAGCGACCGGCCCACCAGTATTTACCATTACGATGCTTTGCTGTGCCGCAACGCTGGCATATGAAAATTGACCCATCACGCTGATAATGATGGATGTGCTCGTTACTCATTGTGCAGCCTCCTGTTTTGCCACTTTAAACGCCCGTAACATCGGGACCGTTTTACCGGTGATGACGGTTCTCATTAAAAGACCGCCACCGCTCTCATGGCGCACTTCAGGAGCAACAAACAGCGCCGCATCCACAACCCGGCAATAGCGACGGAACTCCCAGAACCAGCAGGTAACAATGATTTTTGCGGTGACTCCGTAGTCATAAAATTCAATATTCATTTGCAGTTAAACCTTCTTTTGTGACGTTCTACAGCGGCTTTCATGGCGTTGTGCACGGTTCTTTTAATAATCCGGCGTCCCGCACTGTCATAGAACCGCCACCGGGAAGCCTCCGGATATTTAGGGAACTCAACCGCCGCGCTGTCGTCATTCATCCTGTATTCGTGGCGTTCTCCGGGCGGCTGGTATATTGCTTCGGTAACACTGAGAAGTTTAAAAGCCATCGTTATCCCCTCCCCAGTGCCAGCGGCCTGTTGTTCTGACCATTAACTCCCTGATGCAGTCTGGCGTTTTTCCCGGCGATAAAACCGGCTGTAGCAGCAAACTCTGCACCCCTGCACGCTTTAGCTGTGCGCATATCCCCGTCGCGCAGCCCTTTAGTGCTGTGCAGGTTCTTTCTGTAAAGCTCAAGGCGGCTTTTTTCTTCCGGGGAGACGTCATACACCGCAATGACATCACGGGCACCAAAGACCCAGCCTTCGCAGAACTGGTCGCCACGGGCCACCCGCGTGGACGGACCGCAACGTTTGCAGTGTTTATCCTGATATTTCTTGCGCTCTGCCATCATCTGACGGGAAAGCACATCAAACGCGTAGGCCGCAATTTCCGGGCGGCTGTCAGGGCCATAAAAACGAACGTAACGTTTGAGTGAACCAGAAGCCCGGTACTCACCGGAGATGTAACACTCGACACCGAAGGCTTTACATACCAGGTCACACAGGATGTGCATATAACGCGGCGGCGTACTGGCATCGCTCGGCGCACCCGCGCTGGCAGCTTCCTGAATGTCGAACAATTCCGCGTCGTTTTCGCTGATACCATGCTGGCGCATATAAGCCTGGGCTTTTGCAATAGCGTTAGCGGCTTCTTCCGGGCTTGATGTTCCTCTGGCAAGGCGTAACAGTTTTTTGATTTTGGCAATGTATTTATCTTTCATGGTCGCCTGAACCTCAGCGCCCTGGATTCTGAATTACGCAACTTCCAGCACGGCCTTCAGGAACGTGGGGAGTTCGTTCTGGCTGCGGCGCTGGATGAACATCTGCTGTCGATTGAAAACTGGTCGCAAGACGATTAAAACAAACGATTGTCAGATTAATTTCGCGGGCGAATTTTTTTTGCTTGGCGATATTCATAAATAAACTTCCTCAGATTCAGGCGTAAGCCAGCCCTGGCGGGTTTACGCCATATACAAATAAAATTAAAAACAGACTTATTAACTACGACGTTCAGCTTTCCGGTAATGACGGTCAACAGACTTTACGAACGCCTTCACATCACGGGCAATCGAATCCAGCGGATAATATTCATCCAGCAGTTCCATCCCGCTGAATCGAATCTGAAAAAAATCAGGCTTATCTTTATATGACTCCATCAGGTCAATAAACCGCAGCTGACGCGGGAGGGATTCCTGCACGCCTGAAATAGTGAGCAAATCATCTTCAAGGATGTATGCAAGGTCTACCATATCCTTACAGTCAGACATCATGGATATTCTTGTCAGTATGTTCCGTGTGGCGATATACAGCGCGGCTGTGTCATTCGCCATCATGGCGAACAAATCCCCCTGAATATAAGCCCCCTTACTGGCCATAGCATTCCCGGCAATCTGCGCATCAAGTACCACATACATAAAATCGCCAGGTGCACCCAGATGGCCCAGCAATGATGACGCCCATAACGTTACATTGGTTAACTTCCCAGATGAACGGACAGCAAAACCTTCAGGAGTAACAATAAATTCCCAGACTTTATCTTTCATATACAAATCCCCTTAATTCAGGCGCAGACCTGTTTACCTGCGCCATAAAAAAACGAAGTCAGAGTTAAAAATCGAAGACGTCAGTTAATTCCCGCTTCAGTGAAACGCACTCAGAATAAAAGCCCTCGCTCTCACCGCACCATCTGACGACTACACAGCCTTTTGATGTGCCGAACTTAAAGAAACTCCATGTCTGATGACCTTCCCCGACATCACATTCTTCGGTAACCACTTCAGCCTCTGTCAGCGGTTCATCTTTCAGGTCGTCAAGGTCTCCGACGATGTCCTCAATCCAGACTTTTTCGCAGCCTTCCTGAAAGTGGAAAAATGTAAACACGGTTCCCCATACTCCCCGGGAATAATCACCACGAAAAACAAGTTCATCGTTTTCATTCTTAACTACTTCTTTAAATGTACGCCCAAGCATTTCATTGATAACGGTAACACTCATTTTCATTTCTCCAGATTCAGGCGTAAGCCAGCCCCGGCGGGTTTACGCCTGTTTTAAATAACAATTAAAAACAAATTAAATTAATGCGGTGCTTTCAGTGTTTCGACTTTTACGAAATAAGGCTCGACATTAATTTCAACCACACAACCACATTTAAAATCTCTGACAGGTGAAACGGTTTTCACCACACGACCGCCACGCAACGCCGGATGTGCAGTGTGCATGAAGCGAGTCCCTACCGGATACTGCTTATTAAAGTTCTTCGCATTCATGGCGTGGCCTCCAGCCCTTCAGGTGAGCGTTAGCGCAGAACTCCGCACGATGTTCAGCCCAGATGCGGCGCAGGGTGCTACACGGGCTTTGCGCTGCCTTACGCCACAGCTTTTCAGCCTCGGCATAATCGCCGCGTTGTTCTGCTCTGGACGCGCCCAGCGAATACGCCGCGCAACTATTTCCGGCTCTGTACTCTTTGATATCCTGATGCATGTTAAACCCCTGCAATATCAAGCGGGATTGCGCGGTATTCAGCAGAATCACCGACGCGCTCATACACGCGGATATAGCTTCTGCTGCCAACCACCTGGACGGCTTCACCAATCAGTTTCATGGCGTTATCCCAGCGTTCCTCCGTAATATCGAGACGACGCAGAGCCAGAACGCGCCCGGTGTTAATGTTGCCTTCCTTGTCCGTGCTGAATGCCTCACTGATGATGGCTTTAATTTCAGGGCGCGCTCCTTCCGTCCAGTCAGCCAGGCAGTCATCAATCAGTGCCTTCGCGGTCTGAATGCGTTCATCAAGCGCGATACGGTCCTGCATGGCGCGCTGAATCTTGTAACGCCCGTCAAAGCTGTAAAGCGTGATATTGCCTTTTTTGCCGCCTTTCACAGCGCCGTATTTCTCCGCTGACAGGTCAATAAATGCCTGAATATCACCAAACGCACGCAGTTTCAGTTCACGCAGTGAGGCGGAGGCAGCAATCACCATCTCCACAAGCTCACCGACCAACTGCTCACGGTCTCGGTCAATATCTTTGATAAGACTTTCAGGCGTCATCACACCACGGGCATCAACCCAGTAGCCTTCCTGCACTTTATTTTTTGTATATTGCTTAACTTTATTTTCAGTCGTCATAATTAAATTACCTCAGTGATATTTACAGATTAATTTGTGTTATGTGCGCGAGGCGCAACGTTTTCAGAAAAAAGATTCACGCCGTTATAGTCATTTCTGAGCGTTTCCTTGATAACATCATGTAATCTTGTTGCCACCTGAAACTCCTTTTCGGAAGCTCCGTCCTCCGAATAACTCCCCGTGGTCTGGGTTAAAACACAGCCTTTTTCATCGGTATAGATAATTACTTCTAACTTAACCGCCATTCTGATTTCCTCTCATTGCCATACGACGGTGCAGCCGTCGATACAGGACGTTTTCACCACGCGGCGCAGGCCGCTGAATGTCTGGATGATTTCCGTTACCGGCCATACAGGACCACCCACGGGCGGGCAGGCATAAACCACAGGTAAACGGTGATGCTGTCCCGTTACACGACCGCCAGTGGTGTGGATGGCCACACGGGCACGGGAACGGACGGCGTTAATGGTCTGCTTGTCCATCGTCTTGTTCTCCATCAGTGAATTAACATTTCTGCGAATTTATCAATGGCCTGCACACTGACCGGTGCATCGCTGATATCACAAATCCGGTACACACCGCGCGCCAGTTTGAAGAGGCGGCGGGCATTACCCAGCGAGCGTGCGTAAAGCGCCTCGCTGATTTCCGGTTCTGCTGCTTCCGGCATCAACCCGGTAGCTATCTGGTTAAAATCTTCCTGCGACAACGTATCGCCCAGGTTAAGCGCCAGCGCCACACGGCTGTATAACTGGGCGAACTCACCACGACGCCCCTTAAGGTTAATCAGAAGACGAGGCATACCCGCCAGGACAACCCCGATACCCGCTTTGTCATGCAGACGACGCAGAACCTCCAGTGCGCGATAGGGGAGCAGTTCAGCCTCGTCCACCATCAGCAGGCGACCGGAATCACGCAGTTCGCGCACACAGGCATCTATCAGTTCGTGAATGTTGCCGCGAACCTTTACCCCCAGCTGGCGGCACAACTCCTCAAGCAGTGTTCTGGCTGTATAGCCCGGGTCAGCCTCAATCAGGACCGCATCCCGGTTTCTGGCGGCGTATTCACGCAGAATCATTGTTTTGCCAAGACCTGCCGCGCCATACAGTACGCAGATTTCACATTCCAGGTGAGCATAGGCCAACACCTCCAGTCCTTTGGCAGCCATACCGGTGGCAACAAATTTCGCTTTAATACGGCGGCTGTTTTCCTTTTCCCGCTCACGGGTCACAAAGGCAGAAATGCGTTCTTCAATATCAGCCATATCGCCCTGATATTTACCCTGTAAATACTGGTTGATAACGGCGCTGCTACGACCAATAGCACGGGCGACGTGGGTTTGCGTATAGCCGCGACGGGCCATTACGTCATTTAATTGCGTAATTAAACTCATAATTAAATACCTTTTAAATTAACGGTTGTTTGTGCCGTTTTTCTTTAAATTGCGCTCGCGTTCAGATGCGAATAAATAAAGTTCTTCTTTTTCCTTTTTCTCCTGGCGTTCCAGTCCATATCCCAGATTAAACTCAGGCTTCTGCGTAATAGCCGGGGTAAGCTCGCGTTTAGCCTCTTCGATTTTCTGCGCGGCCCGTGCAATGCGGCCTCTGACGCGTTTCTCCAGTTTTTGCTCGATAACTGGTTTAGCGAAGGCATCAACCTTGTTACCGTTCCAGATGGCATCGCAGATATAAGAGCCATCAGCCCGCCGGACAATGACACTGTTTGCATCATGAATATCGTAACTGACCCTGACTTCATTCCCGTGCTCTGCGGCCAGCTCATACGAGTAATAAATATTGTTGAATAACTGAATTTCCCCGCGAAATGTTTTGCGCGTCACTTCCGGTCTGAACATTTCATGCAGTTCTTCCGGCGACAGGAAATCAATTTCAACATTCTGCTCTTTTATCAGTTTCCGGCGATACGCTGCCGGGCTGTAATATTCGCCATCCTCTTTGCGGGGAAGGCTGCTGTGTGGCCGGTTGTTATAGCGTCTGACCTCCAGTTCTATGGCTGCCATCAGTTGCTCAAAGGTGGGGATTTCATCCCTCGCCTTAACCTGCCGTTTTGTCAGTTCTTTCCCTTTGTGGGTGGCCTTAATGGCTGACTGCATAATCCGTTGCTGCATCATTACGGTTTCCTTGTCTGCTCCCTTTGAGCAGTACGTCTGGAAACTCAGGGCCACATCCCGGGGAATTTCCTTGTTAAGCCTTTCAATCACCCCGCGCCCCTGCGGGTTACCTGGTATCCCCGTGTGATGTTCCACACCCAGCCGGGGGAGAATCCCGGTAATATCGGCATCAAGAACCCGGTTTTTTTCGCCGCCCCCGTTATCGGAGTAATAAATCAGCGGTATCCCGTGCTGTGCCATGCCGTAACGCAACGCATCAGCAACGGCTATCACGTTCTCCGACAGGGACAGCGACCAGCCCACAACAAAGCGTTGCCCCGCATCCATAACCAGCGTCACTTCTGGCCGGAAAATATTGCCGGTCAGTGGGTTAAACGCGGTCATCTTCATACAGTGACCATCCCCGACCCATACCGCATTAACCGGTAGCGATGTCCAGTCGCGCCGCACAAAGGGATTGAGCGAACGCCAGGCTGAACCGGTGGAGCGGAAACGCTCCTTAACAATCACCGGGACGTTGCTTAACACCCGTCTTACTGCGTGAACGGAAGGCAGTGCTGCCAGCATTCCCGCATCATTCGCGTGTTTTTCATGCCACCAGGCTGAAAACTCGCGATAAGCGTATTCAACGGTCGGGCGCTTCCATGAGCGATAGAACATAAAGAAATCGCTCAACCACCAGACCTGCTCCCACGGTGTTCCCTTATGATGACCGGGAGCCAGTAACGCCAGTAACTGATTGGCATCACCGCGCGCCATCAGCCAGGCGGAATACCATTCCTGTAAACATCCCCAGCTGACGCCAGTTCGCTTACCCTGTCTGGCGTTGGCAGTACCTGCGGCCTCAATAATGCGGTCAGGCAATGCCCTCTGACGAATACCATCAACGATGTGTTTTACTGCTGCCGTCCTGGACATTCCTGCGTATTCACGCAGTTTATGCACTTCGGTAGCCAGCAATATCCGCGCATCAGCGATGGCCTTTTGCTTGTCGGTCAGTGCCTGGACTTCGCGTAATGCCAGTTCCGGGCATTTGACCATCACTTCCAGTTCATCGCGAACGGTAACGTTTTTAACTGCCTTCTGCTCAACCACGGCAGGCAGTTGTGCATCTTCCAGAACCTGATGGGTCAGGCGTTTACGTAAAACTTTCTGCGCTTCAGCAGGCAGGCAGTCGATGTGATACTCGAATGCTTTGGTGCCTTCACGCTTGCGCTTCCATTCCGGGTTATTTTCAGCAAGACGATCCAGACGTGCCCGGATGTTTTTTTCTGCTGATGGAAAACCGGATAATCCCAGGCAATCCCGCACTACAAACCACACGATTCCACCTTACACCGCTATTTGCGATGTCTCATGCAAATAGCGACTTGGCCAAATCACATCAGGCGTTACGCCAACAGCCTGGGCAATTACCTGTTCGTATTTGGAGCACGGTCGATAAAACACATTCCGCATGGAACCGGGTTTCAATCCCTGTGCTTTTTCCAGCGAGGGTAAATCAATCCCTTTATTTTTTAACGCCGTTTGAATCGCCATTGCTGACCAGTCATGACCGCGACGAACAAACAGGTCGGTTAGATCTTGTCTCAACAACTGCAT